TGCGGCGCGACCGACTGGAAGCCGGGGCCGTCGCGCTGCGCCAAGGGCACCCGGTGCGTCCAGCGCTGCCCCTTCGAGAGGTGACCCTTCGAGAACTTCGCCTCGCGCTCCAGGCGCGTCGGGGTCCAGCCCCTGGCCTCCAGGGCCAGGGTGAGCCGCTCGAAGAATTCGTTCTTCATGCCTCTGATAATCGTCAGGACTGGCGCGGCTGGGTAGCCTGGCGTTTGGCAGCCTGCCGCTTGACAGGACACCTGATGAGCGTCAGGATGGGGCAGCATGGAAGAAACCTCCTCCCCCGGTGTGGCTGCCCTCAGGGCGGCGCTGGCCGCGAGGCGCATGCCGCTCGCAGAACTCGAGAGGCGCATCGGCGTCGCCTACGGGACCGTCTCGCACTGGCTCGCGGGCCGGCAACGCCCCAGCCTGCACGGCGCCCTCCAGCTCCAGCGCCTGCTGGGGATCGAGGCCTCGATCTGGGAGACCTCGGAGGAGGCGGGCCGTCGCGTCCAGGCCCCCGCCGACAGCCCCGCCCTCGCGGCGACGGGGAGCTGAGGGATGCCCACCCTCCGCCGTGAGCACACCCCCGTCCCGCTGTCCCAAGAGGACGCGGCGACGCTGCGCGCTGCCCAGCAGATCCTGAGCGCCCGCGCCGAGGAGTGGCGCCAGCGCCACCTGGCCGCCGCCACCGCCGTCGAGTCGGCTAGCTCGCTGGGCGTCTGCTACGACGCCCGCAGCGCGGCCCAGCACATCGGCAAGCTCTTCGAGATGGAGGGCCTGTAGATGCCCCGCCCTGTCCTCCGTGTCATCGCCGGCGAGCCGGACCCCGCCAAGCGCCAGGCCCGCCTGGCGGCGCGCGGCTACTCGGCTGGCGCTGGCCTGCTGCTCCCTCCCCCTCCGGGCCGCGCCAAGACCCTCGTCGAAGGCGACCTGACGCCGGCAGAGGTGCTGCGGCGGCGCCTCGCCGTCCTCAGCTACTTGGGCCAGCTGCACGACTCCGACGGCTTCGTCGTGCGCGACGCACTGGCCTACGCGGCCGACCTGGTCGCGCTCGAGCTGTTCGGCCCCAGCGACCCCAAAGACCCCACCCGCCCGGGACCGGCCTGCCAGCCGACCCCGGGCCCTCCCACCGCTTCCTGAAGGAGACTCCCCGTGGACAACCATAGCACAGAGCTAGCCCTCGCATTTCTCAACGCCTCCCCGGTGCCCCGCATTGTCGGGGAACCACGACTCTGGATCGCTGACGCCCTCGACGCCTGCCCCGCGGGCATCCCCGCCACCCCTGCCCCGCGCGCCCGGCGCGGGCACCCCGCCCGGAGGTCCGCGTGATCGGTCTAGCTGAAGTGTCCTGTCCGGCCATGACCTCGCTCCCAGCGCTCGACCTCCAGGCGAGCGCTCTGTCTGGCGTCTACTTCGTCCAGCAGGGCGAGAGCGGCCCCATCAAAATTGGCTGGAGCCGCAACGTCCGCTCGCGCCTCGCGACTCTCCAGACCGCCACCCACGAGCGGCTACGCCTGCTCCTCGTGCTCGGAGGCAAGCCCGAGGACGAGCGGCGGCTACATTCCTGGTTTGCCCACGAGCGCCGCGGCGGCGAATGGTTCCACTCCGACGGCGAGGTCGGGGCCTTCGTGGCCGCAAAGCTTGCCAGGCCGGCCGAGCCGGTCGGGACGGCGCGGTGTGATGGTCAGCAGCCGGGGGAGCCGTGCTGGGGCGATGTTCGCCGCTACAGCATTGACGACGACTGGTTTTGCGAAGGCCACTGGGAAGCGCGCGAGGGGCGCGGTTACTTGCCGGAACCGCCGCATTTTCATGGCCCAAACAAGACCGATGAGATGGGCAGGCATTGCCAGAATGCCTGCGGGAGCGAGCCTTGCTGGGGGGAGATCGTCAGGGTCGCCGACTTCGACGATACCTACTGCGAGGCCCACCACCCCATCGACGGCGTCTACGCCGCGATCCGCAACGAAGTGCAGGGCGGGGACCCGGGACCGTCGGACCTGTACCCCCGGCTCGTCGCGCTCGAGGAGCGCCTCTCGGAGTGCATCCGCCACCTCGGTACCAGTGCGGAATGCAATGGTCCTGAGTTCGTCAAGAGTGAGCTGTGGGACGTGCTCAGCGCGGTCGAATCCCTCCGCAAACAGGCCGGGAGTGAGCCTTGACGGTCCCCTACTTCGGAGAGGTCTACCTGGCTGTCGCCTCGCCCGCGCCTCGCGCCTGCGTCGTCGTGGCCTTCCTCGCCGTCGCTGAGGGGGGCCAGCGCAAGATCGACGTCGAGACCACCCCGAGCGAGATGACCGTGCCGCAGGCGACCGCCTGGGGGCTGCAGCGGGCGCTCGAGCGCCTGGGGGGCCGGCGGGCCAGCCTGCACACCAACCTCAAGGCGGCCGTCGACCTGATGGCCGGCTCGCCCCTTGAGCTCGGCGAAGACTTCCGGGGGCTCATGGGGCGGGTCCGGGCGAGCTGCGAGACCACGGGCTCTGCGGTTGTCTGGTGCCGCTCGAGCGAGGAGCCCATGGCGCTGGTGCGCCGCAAGGCAAACGAGGCCCTGACCCTCCACGGGGCCAGGGCATGAGGGCAACCCGGATGCAACCGACCCCCCAGATGGCCTCGGCGCTGAAGCTCGCCGGGCAGGGCTACAAGGTCTTCCCCTGCTACGAGATCCGCGCCGGCCGCTGCTCGTGCGGGGCCCCCCGGTGCAAGAGCCCAGGCAAGCACCCCCGCCTCGACGACGGCCTCAAGGGCGCCAGCTGCGACGTCGAGACGGTGCGCGGCTGGTGGGAACGCTGGCCCCAGGCCAACGTCGCGCTCGTGACCGGGCGCTACGGCGAGGGGAAATACCTCATCGTCGTCGACGCCGACGCCAAGCACGGCGGGGTGCTCAACCTCACCCACCTCGAAGTGCGCCACGGAAAGCTCCCCCCCACCGCCCGGGCCTTCACCGGCGGAGGCGGCGAGCACGTCTTTCTCACCAGCGACCGACCGCTGCGCAACACCGCCTCGCAGCTCGCCCCCGGTGTCGACACCCGCGGCGAGGGCGGCTACGTGCTAGTGGCCCCGAGCAACCACATCTCGGGGGGGCTCTACCGCTGGGACGACGACGGAGGTCTCGAGACTGCGGCCCCGCTGCCCATGCCCCCCGCCTGGGTCGACGCCTGTGACCAAGGCAAGGGCCCCCGCGCCGCCCGGGCCCCCGTCGGTGCCGCCGACGTTATCATCGAGGGCGGGCGCAACCTGCACCTGACCAGCCTGGCCGGCGCCATGCGCCGCCGCGGCGCCAGCGAGCGGGTGATCCTGGCCGCGCTGCTCGAGGAGAACGACGACCGCTGCCGCCCCACCCTCGACGCCGCCGAGGTCCAGGTGATCGCCGCCTCCGTCGCCCGGTACGAGCCCGCCGACGCCTGGAAGTCGGTGCCCCGGCAATCCAAGGAGGAGGCCCCCGGGGGCGCCGCTGAGGCCCCCCCGCCTTCGAGCGCCACCGCCGGCACCACCGACGAGACGGCCGCGGCGAGCTGGGAAGACCTGCTGATCTGGACCAAGAAGGGGGGCCTCGTCGCGAGCCTGGCCAACCTCGAGGCCATCCTTCGCTACGCCCCCGAGTGGGCCAGAGTCCTGGCCTATAACGAGGCCCGGGGGGAAGTCGAGTTCCGCTTCCCGCCCCCCTACAGCGAGCACACGGGCCCCTGGCACGCCCACCCGATCACCGACCCCGACGAGGGCAACATCGCGGTCTTCCTCGAGCGCCGCCGTGGCCTGCGCATCGCAACCCGGGTGGTGCACGAGGCCGTCGCCATGGTGGCTCGCGTCAACAGCTACAACCCCGTGACCGACTACCTCGGGGGGCTCACCTGGGACGGAGAGAAGCGCCTCGACGCCTGGCTCACAACCTACTGCGGCGCCGCCGACACCCCCTACAGCCGCGCCGTCGGGGCGGCCTGGATGCGCGCGGCCGTCGCCCGGGCGTTCCTGCCGGGCTGCACCATCTACGGCGTCCTCATCCTCGAAGGCCCCCAGGGCAAGGGCAAGTCGACGGCCTTCCGGGTGCTGGGGGGCGAGTTCTTCGCCGACGACCTGGGCGACCTCGAGAGCAAAGACACCCTGCTCAAGCTCCGGCGGTCGTGGCTGATCGAGATGCCCGAGCTGGCGGCGGCCCGGCGCTCCGTCGTCGAGCAACAGAAGGCTTTCGTTACCCGCACCCACGACGAAGTGCGCGCGGTCTACGGCCGGAACACGGCGACCGTTCCCAGGCGCTGCCTCTTCGGGGGGAGCACCAACAGCAGCGAGTACTTGCAGGACACGACCGGCAACCGCCGCTGGTGGCCGGTGCGGGTGGGGCAGGCCAACCTTGAGCAGCTCGTCGCCGACCGTGACCAGCTCTGGGCCGAGACCGTGGCCACATGGCGGGCCGGCGCCGGCCACAATATCCCCTCGTCGCTCTGGGGGGTCGCCGCCGAGGAACAGGAGCAGCGGGCCGAGTCTGACCCCTGGGAGGATGCCATCCGCGACCACCTCCTCGGCCTCGACGAGACCAACCTGGGCCAGGTCATCGCCGCCATCGGCCTGCGCCTCGAGCAGGTGGGCGACCGGGAGAGCAAGCGCATCGTCCGGCTCCTGGCCCGGTGCGGGTGGCAAAAGCGGCAGGTGCGGCGAGGGAGCAAGGTAGTCCGTCTCTACGTTCCTACGGGGTTGTCACCCCCGTCACTACCGTCACCCCCTCCCCCAAAACCGGGCAGTGACAGGACGGCGCCGCCTGATTTGCAGGGTTGTCACCCCCGTCACGCCCCCGAAGTGTCTGGCGAAAGTTCCTGGGGGAATTCTTCTTCTATGAATGTTTACCCTGGTAGTGACGGTAGTGACGGTAGTGACAAAAGCCAAAATGTAGAGGTCCCACCCTGTTGCCCCCTGGAAGCTCCGGACAGCGGGCAGGGTGTGACGGGCGTGACAGCAGCCGAAACCGCCTACCGGGTGGCTTTCGCTCAGGCCGTGGCCGCTGGCTACACCGATGCTGAGGCTGCGGAAATTGCCCACGCGGAAGCCTCGAACGTCGCGCCGACCGAGGGCTCCGATGCTTAATCCCCCTTCCCTCGAAGACCTGCTGGCCGACCCCCGCCTCCGTCCCCCGGGGGGATGGTCGGCCCGCGCCGAGCAGTGGGCCGAGGATCGCGACGTCGCTTCCTGGCGCGATGTCGGGGTCAACCGGCGGCTGCGCCGAGACCTCGCCCAGGCCGAAGGGGAGGCCCACGAGCTCGCCGCCGAGCTGGCCGCCAGCGAGGCCACCCGCCAGCGCCTCGCCCGGGGGTGCCCCGATGTCTGACCAAGACCTCGACCTGGCCAAGCAAGTCGCGGCCCTGACCGCCGAGCGAGACGCGCTCCGGGGCCGGGTGACCGAGCTGGCCCCGCGCTGGCGCACGCTCCACACCGTCGACGTCGAGGTGCTCACCCTGAGCGAGGCCAACCAGCGGGAGCACCCGATGGCCCGCGCCAAGCGGGTCAAGATCCAGCACGAGGCCGTGGCCCTGGCGCTGTGGAGGGACGTGGGCCGCCTCGAAGGCCCCCGGCTGCTGGCCCAAGAGGGCCGTCTGCTGGTCTGCATGACCCGCCAGGGCGCCCGACTGCTCGACACCGACAACCTCGCCGGAGCCCTCAAGGGGTGCCGGGACGCCATCGCGCAGTGGCTCGGCTGCGACGACGGGGCCAAGGCCCCCGTCCGCTGGCACACCGAGCAGGAAGCGCACAAGCGCTGGCGGCTGCGGCCCCGGGTGAGGATCGATCTCATGGGGGTCGAGCAAGAGGCCGGCGGTCAGCTCGTGCTGGGGGGTGGCCGGTGAGCGCCCTCCCCGCCCCCACGGCCCACGCCCGCTACGCCCTGTGGCTCGGGCACCTCGCCAAGACCGCCAGCAGCCCCGAGCGCGCCGCCGAGGAGGCTGCGGCGACCTGCCGGGGCCTCTACCCCGACCAGGCCCGCGCACGGGCCAAGGAGACGCCCCTGTGACCTTCGACCCCTACACCGTCCCCCCGGGCCACTGGTCGCGCGAGGCGGAAGCCTGGACCGAGGCCCGCATGCTGGCCTCGCCCCCTGTCGTCTTTGCCCTGGGCCGGGCCCAGCGCGACCTGGCCCTCGAACGGCAGGAGGTCGCCGACCTGGCGGCCGAGCTGCACGCCCGGCAGGGCGAGGGGCCGGCGCTGTGAACGGTTTGCGTAAGCCCCAGGCTACTCCGCCAAAACCGCCGCGTCGCCGGGCGGTTACCGAGGTTCACCTCGCCGTGGTGGACCCCACCAGCGGCAAGGCCGGCGCCCCCACCCCGACCGAGCGGCAGGCCATCTACCTGGCCATGCTCCGCAAGGGTGACCCCGCACCTAGGTGGATCACACACCAGGCCGCCGCCTGGGGGCTAACGCATGCCGCCATCAGCCAGGAGCTGAAGGAAGCCCGGGCCGTCCTCGAAGCCAGTCGCACCCCTGACGCCGCCCTCATCCAGGCCCACGAGCTGATTCAGCAGGCCGTCGAGGCCGCCGACCAGATCGACCACGAGGCCGACGCCGTCGACGACCCGGCCGACCGCGCCGACATCCGGGGCAAGGCCGCGGGGCTGAAGCTGAAGGCGGCGGCCGAGCTGCGGCAGCTCTACCGCAAGGGCGGCGGCCTGGTCGACGCCATGGTCGAGGCCCAGGCCCTGGCCGCCCAGCGGCAGGCTGGCGGGCTGGCGGGGCTGAAGGGCGGCGCCGGTGGCGGCTAAGAAGAAGCCAGCGCCCCCAGCCTCCCCCGAGGAGCCGGTCACCCTCGAAGACCTGCTGACCTCCCCGGCAGGGTTCGCCCTCACCACCGCCACGCCGGTGCAGCGGGCCATCTGCCGGCTGATTGGCGGTCACCCCCTGGGCGAGCTCGCCGCCGACCCCAACGTGCTCGCGGCCCTCGGCGGGGCCGGCGCCCTGCCCCTGCTGGCGGGCCGTCCGCTCGAGGTCTACTTGATCGCCGGCATCCGGGCAGCGAAGTCCCTCACCGCCGCCGCGGCCGCCGTGCTCGCGACGCAGACGGTGGACCTGTCGAGGCTCGGGGCCGGCGAGATCGCCCGCGTGTCGGTGCTGTCGCTCAGCCTCGACACCGCGAAGGTCATCTATGGCCACATCACCGGGCACGTCCTGGCCCAGCCGATCCTGAAGGCCCTGCTGGTCGAGGAGCCCACGGCCGACTCCATCACCCTGCGCCACCCCTCGGGCCGCCCGGTCGAGATCAAGGTGGTCGCCGGGTCGAAGGCCGGTGGCACCTTGGTGGCCCGCTGGTCGGCCGGGGCCATCTTCGACGAGGCCCCTCGTATGAGCGGTGACGAGGCGGTGGTGAACTTCAGCGACGCCCGGGCCGCCGTGCTCGGTCGCCTACTCCCCGGCGCCCAGCTGCTGGCCATCGGCTCGCCCTGGGCGCCGCAGGGGCCCATCTACGACCTCGTGCAGGAGCGGTGGGGCAAGCCCGGCGCCGACCTGGTCGTGATCCGGGCCCCGGCGTCGGTGATGAACCCGGTGTGGTGGACACCCGAGCGGGTCGCCGCCTTCCGCGCTCGCCCCGGCGGTGCCGACCTGGCCCGCACCGAGATCGACGCCGAGTTCGCCGACCCGGAGACCGCGCTGCTGTCGTCGGTCGAGGTCGAGCGCGCCACCCGCCCGGGCGACGTCACCCTGCCCGCTCGCCGGGGCCGCCAGTACGCCGCGGCGATGGACCCCGCCACCCGTGGCAACGCCTGGACCGTGGCCGTTGCCCACGTCGAGGGCGGCAGGCTCGTGGTGGACCTGGCGCGGCAGTGGGTGGGCTCGCGCGCGGCGCCGCTGTCCCCCCGGGCGGTGCTCGCCGAGATCGCCACCGAGCTGCGGCCCTACGGGGTCGAGTACCTGATGACCGACCAGTGGGGCTTCGACTTCGCGCGGGAGCCCGCGAGCGACGCCGGCCTGGTGCTGGTCGAGAAGACCTGGACGGCCCCCTCGAAGCTCGCCGCCTACGACGCGCTACGGCTGCGGCTGAGCACCGGCGCCATCGAGCTGCCCCCTGACCCCCTCGTGCGGGCCGACCTGCTGAGCGTGCGCCGGCGGGTGACGACCAACGGAGTCGCCATCCATCTGCCCACCACGGGCGACGGGCGGCATGCCGACTACGCCTCGGCGCTGGCGATGCTGGCCGCCGAGTACATCGCCGAGATGAGCCTCCCCCCTCCACCCCCCGACGATGAGAGAGCGCTCGAGGCCGCGGTCATCGCCCAGGAGCGGCGGGAGGCCGAGACGCCGTGGTGGGAGAGCTAGCGCCTGGGGCGCTAGAACGTTAGCAGGCGAAGCTCTTGCCTGAGAGCTAGGAGGTTAGACACTCGCGCCACTTCCTCTTTTGCCCCGGCCTCGACGCAGGCTTTTAGGTATTCCCATTCGTCTGGGGTGATAAATGGTTCGGGGAACTTGCGTTTGAATTCGCGGTATAGCCGACGAGCTCGCTCATCGGCTGGGTTGCGTCGCCGCTTGCGGCCTTTGTGGGCTGCGCTCATTGCCCATCCAGCCGGGTGTGGGTCGCCATGGGACCAGGATACCACCGCCCTTGGGTAACGTTGTCAACGTGGATACACATTGACAAGTAACGTCAACCATCCGTCCACGAGCGGAGCACGCTTGGATGCGTGTCCGACGTCGCCCGCCTCGCCGCCCAGCTCGCCGCCCTCCGAGAGGCCGGCGTGGTCGAGGCCGAGACGCCGTGGTGGGAGAGCTAGCGCCTGGGCAGGTGGCTCTCGATGTCCTGGATGGTCTCGACCAGGCCGGTCATGTAGTCGAGCACCAGGCACCATCGCTGCGCCATCGCCTCGAGCGACGCGCCGATGCTGACGAAGTGGGCGCGCGCGACCCTGGCGGCACGGACCCGCAGCGCGTGCCGCTCGGGGCTGGTCCGTGGGCGCGGGAAGGTGGTGCGGGCGCTCGACCAGGCCGCCTCGGAGATCGAGGCCTGACGGGCTGAGCTTTCGTTGGCGTAGTCGCGAAGTAGGGTGCTCACGGCCCCTCCCATCGAAGTTGCTTGGCGACCTGCAGCTCGTCGCCGGCCAGCACCGGGAACCCGTCGAGGTGCAAGACGCCGGTCTCTCGGTTGATCCGCGTCGGGGTGACGTACCCCACCAGCGTCACGCCCTGGCGGCGGACGACGACGACGCAGCCGATCTCGAACGGCCTCGCGTTGGCGACGTGCTCGAGCACGACGTTGGGGCCGTCGACCCGGGCGACCCGGGCGCGGTGCACCTTGCCCTCGACCTCGCGAACAACGGTCCCCTCTCCGGGGACTGCATGAGCCTCGTAGATCTTCACGCTGTCACCTGCTTTCTCGGCCACGTTTTTCGGCTCTTTAGCGGGTTGTCGATGCGATATTCTCGAAGAGCTGAGCGCAAGGCTTCGCCCAACGTGGCACCCGTTTCTTGGACAATATCGCCTCCGACGACGCCCGCCGGTGAGTCGGGGACCAGGGTTACTTCCCATCGCGCGTGATCCTCGTCGTGGTCGCACGAGATCCTTACCCTGCCGATTCGGAGCCCGTCGCGTCGGTCGTGGCGAATAAGCTCATCTGGGATGTTGTCGCCGTCCCACTGCATCATGACGAAGGTGGTGCGCGACAGCCGGCGGAGGACAGCGAAGAGCGCCGGGAGCGTTCTCTTTGCCATCAGGCCGCCGCCTTCTCTGCCTGGGCCACCTTGCCGGCGAGCTGCGGGTCAGCCCCCAGGGCCCGCTCGAGGATGTCGACCACGGCGCCGTCGAGGGGCTTGTCGGTCACGAACGCCAGGGCCCGCAGCCGGCGCCAGGTCTCCTCTTTGACCATGATTTGCTTGCGAATCGCCATAGCCAGCAACCTAACAGAGCCGTGACATTGACGGAATCAACATGCAAGCAACGTTGAGCATGTCGGTATAGCCATCAACCTTGCGTGCTTGCACGCTTTGGGGCGTGTCCGACGTCGCCCGCCTCGCCGCCCAGCTTGCCGCCCTCCGAGAGGCCGGCGTGGTCGAGGCCGAGCTCAGCGAGAAGGGCGAGCTGCGCCGGGTGATGTTCGGGGCCCAGCCCCTGCTGACAGCACCCGCTGGCCTCCGGGGACCGGTGCCCCCGCGGGATGAGGACGAGGATCGCTTCGGCTCGACCGGCTACCGCCCCGGCCCTCGCGGGGAGAGCTGATGGAGACGCAGTGGTGGCAGAGCGACGATGACGATCATCGAGCCCTCGACATCGCCCGGCAGATTCGCGACCGGCAGACCGACCGCGACACCATCCTGCTCGACGCCGCCTGCCTCTTCGATGACTTCCCCTCGCTCGGCTTTGCGCCGGCGCAGTACTCGGTGCGACGCACGGCCAACCGGCAACGACTGAGCCTCAACGTCGTCCGCAGCTGCTGCACCACCGTGCAGAGCGAGGTCATCCAGGCGCGCCCTCGGCCGATGTTCCTCACCACCGACGGCGACTGGTCGGTGCGGCGCAAGGCCCGCAAGCTCACCCAGTTCATCGAAGGCGTCTTCGCCGAGGCTGACTTTGATCGCCTGGCCGCCAGGGCCGCGATGGATGCCGCCGTGTTCGGCACCGGCTGCGTCCGTGGCTTCATCGACCATGGCCGGCTGCGCTTCGAGCGCGTCTACCCGTGGGAGGTGTGGGTCGACGAACGCGACAGCTACTACGACCGGCCCCGGTCGATGTACCTGCTCCGCTACGTCGACCGCGACGTGCTCGCCGAGCTCTACCCCGACCACCGGGCGCTGATCGAGACCACCGGCGGCGACTCGGGCGGCTGGCGCTGGCGCGACACGGTCGCCGACCAGCTCCTGGTGGTCGAGGCCTGGCACCTGCGTACCGGCCCCGAGTCCGGGGACGGCAAGCACGTCATCGCGATCGAGGGCACCACGCTCTTTCGCGAGGAGTGGCCCCACGACTGGACGCCGCTGGCGTTCCTGCGCTGGCGCGACCCGCTGCAAGGCTTCTGGCCACAGGGCCTGGCGATGGAGCTGGATGGCCTGCAGACCGCCATCAACAAGCTCCTGCGCTCGATCGACACCGGGCAGCACTACAACACCTACCCCCGCATCGCCGTCGAGCGCGGCAGCCGCGTCGTCAAGAACCACCTCGGCAACGAGCCCGGGATCATCTTCGACTACACCGGCACGCCCCCGACGGCGCTCACCTTCCCCGCCGTCGCCCCCGAGATCTATGCCCACCTGCGGCAGCTCTACCAGTGGAGCTATGAGATCTCGGGCGTCAGCGCCCTGACCGCCCGCGCCGAGGCCCCGCCGGGGCTGCAGAGCGGCGTCGCGATCAAGACGAACAGCTACCTCCAGAGCCGGAGGATGCTCGACTTCCAGCGCAACTTCGAGCGCCTGTTCCTCGACGGCGCCCGCATCGGCGTGCGGCTAATGGAGCACGCCGCCAAAGACGACAAGGCCTACGAGGTCGTCTACCAGAGCAAGCACCGGGTCGAGCGCATCGCCTGGGATCAGGCGAAGCTCGACGAGTCGAGCTACGCCCTCAAGGTCTTCCCGGTCTCGGCCCTGCCGTCGACGCCGGCCGGGCGGCTGGACGCCATCATGGAGATGGTCAACTCGGGCTTCGCCAGCCAGCTCGGGATCCAGCCGCAAGAGATCCTGCGGCTGCTCGACTTCCCCGACCTCGACCAGGTGACCCGCGCCGTGAGCGCGAGCGTCGACCTCATCGAAGACATCCTCGAGCAGCTGATCGACGGCACCGACTACATCCGGCCGGAAGAGTTCTTCGACCTCAACCTCTGCATCCTGCTCGGGGGCCGCACCTACCAGCGCTGGCGCCTCGAGAAGGTGCCGTCCGAGACCTGCGATCTGCTGCTCCAGTGGATCGACGAGGCTCGCGAGCTGAAAGACCAGCTGGCCGCGGCGGCCGCCGCCAAGGCCGCCCCTCCGCCCCCGCCTGGCCCTGACGCCGCGGGCCCCCTCCCACCCCCTGACGCCGCGATGCCGCCCCCCGGCCTCGCCGCCTGAGCCTCACCATGGACACCGCCGCCCCCGCAGCCGCCCCCGCCGAGACGTCCACCGACGCCGAGGTCGAGATCCCGGTCACCCTCGAAGGCATGCCGCCCGAGGACGGCGCCGCGCCCCCCGCGGACGCCAAGCCGGCGCCTGCCCCCGAGACCGCGGCGCTCAAGGCCGCCAACCTCGTGCGCAAGGCTGCCGAGGCCAAGGCCGCCCAGGTCGAGGCCCGGGAGGCCGAGCTCGCCCAGCAGGCCGCCCGCGTCGAGTCCGAGACCAAGCGCCTCGCCGAGACCATCGAGTTCGCGAGCAAGGTCCGCTCGATGGCCGGCTCCGACCTGGCCGGGCTCTTCGACCTGCTGGGGCTCAAGCCCAACGACATCGCCGCGGCCCTTACCGGCGCCGAGGACGGGCGCCCCTCGCGCGAGATCCAGGAGATGCGCGACGAGCTGAAGAAGCTGCGCGAGGAGCGCGACAACGACGGCAAGGCCAAGGAGAGCGAGGTCAAGGCGCACGAAGAGCGCACCTTCCTCAGCGCCATCGCCGCTGACAAGCACCCCGAGCTGAGCCTCTACCTCGAGACGCGCGGCGCCGGGTCGGTGCTCGAAAACGCCTACGGCATCGTCGACATGTTCCGGCAGAAGGGTCGCAAGGGCGACTGGACGAACGCCGAGATCCTCGACGCCCTTGAGCAGGGTGCCAAGGCCTACCACGCCAAGATCCGCGGGGGCAGCAAGCCCCCCGCGGCCCCGCCTGCCCCTCGCAACGCCCTCACCGGGGCCGCTGCGAGCGCGAGCGGCGGGGGCACCCGCCCGATGAGCGATGAGGAGCGCCACGCGGCCGCCATCGCGAAGGTTCGAGAAATCATGAAGAGCGGCGCAGCCGCCTGAAAGGAGCGCGACGATGACCGAATCGTTGACGATGGCCGCGGCAAGCGCGGCACTGAAGATCAAGTGGCCGACAAACAAGCTGGTGCAGGAGTTCTACGAAGAGAGCCCCACCGCCAAGCAAATCCCCATCGACCTGTTCTCGGGGCAGGACGACATGCGGCTGCCCATCCAGTACGCGATGAGCGCTGGCCGCTCGGCGGTCCTCTCGACCGCCATCGCGAACATGGCCGCCACCGAGCAGACCGTGTTCAAGCTGACGACCTCGAAGGACTATGGCGCCTTCAAGATCGACAGCGAGGCCATCCTCGCCGGCATGTCGCCCGAGGCCCTGGTCGACCTGCTCGACAACCAGACGAAGAGCATCATCGCCAACCTGCGGCGCTCCTTCTCCAACGACATTTTCCGCGACGGCTCGGGCGAGTGCGGGCGTGTCGGCAGCATCCCCGGCGCCGGCTCGTTCATCCTCAAGAACCCCGAAGACGTCTGCAACTTCGAGATCAACAAGAAGTTCAAGGCGACGGCCAACAAGTCGGCCGAGCGCGTGGGCGTGGGCACCGTCACCAACGTCGACCGCGACACCGGCACGATCACCTACTCGGGCACGATCACCAGCTTCGCGGCCGACGACTTCGTCTACGCCGAGGGCGACTTCAACGCGAAGCTCAAGGGCTTCGACGCCTGGAACCCGGTCACGGCGCCGGGCTCGACCGCGTTCTTTGGCGTCGACCGCTCCGTCGACGTCGTGCGCCTGTCCGGCTGGCGCTTCGCCGCCGATGGCAGCACCGCTCTCGAGGTCGTCGAGAAGGCCCTCACCCGCGCCAGCCGTCACGGCAGCCAGCCCGATCGCATGGTCTGCGGCTCGGACTTCGCGAGCCAGATCCGCCGCAACATCGGCGACCGCATGCGCGTCACCAAGATGGAGAGCCCCTCGACGAAGGTCGTGCTCGACATCGAGAGTTTCAGCGTCGGCGGCCGGTCGGTCGTGCTGGTCGAGGACTTCCAATGCCCCGCCGGCGTCGTGCGCTTCTGGAAGAACGGGACCGTCAAGGTCTACGCCCGCAAGAAGCAGATCCCCATGATCCTCAACGCGGACGGCAATGACATCCGCGCCCACGCCACCGACGACGCCTACGTGGGGCGCATCGGCTACTACGCCCAGATGGGCTGCGACTCGCCGCTGCACCTCGGCGTGCTGTCGGGGGTGTGAGATGGCGACCCCGGAGACCAACTTCTTCAAGTTCGACCTCCAGGCGGCCCAGCAAGGGCTCGTGCCGCTGGTCGGTCGCCTGGTCGGTGCCGGGGCCGCCGCCCCCGTTGCCACCGACATGCCGTGGGTCACGAGCGTCGCTCGCAACGGCAGCACCAAGCGCGTGACCCTCACGCTCAACAAGCGCTTCTACAAGCTGGTCTCGTGGTCCTGGGGGTACGAAGACACCAACTACGGGACCGCTGCCACCCGCAAGTACCCCGTCAAGGTCAGCGACGACGTCAACAGCGCCACCGCGCCGACCATCGTCTTTCAGTTCGAGGACGGCACCGACGGCCAGGCCAACGCCGCTGTCGACCTCGCCACCACCCAGGCGATCTCGCTGACGCTCTGGATGAAGCAGACGAGCCAGAGCCCATGAAGGACGACAAGAAGAAGCTCGACCTGGTCGTCGCCCTCGGCGGCGGCAAAGACGTCCCCGAGGCCAAGGGCAGCGGCGAGGTCGAGGAAGAGCCCTCGAGCGAGACGAACGAGGCCCTCGTGGCGGCGGTCAAGGCCTTCCGCGAGGCCCTCGAGTCCAAAGACGACGAGGCGGCTGCCGCCGCCCTCGAAACCGCTGTCGCGAGCTGCTGAGGTGACCCATGGAGACGACCGTTCGACGGAGCGAGATCGCGGATCGCGTGAGGACTGCCGCCCGGCAGGCCAACGTCAACGGCTTCATCTCCGACACCGAGCTTAACCGCCTCATCACCGAGGGGACGTACGAGCTTTACGACCTGCTGATCGCAGCCCGCGGCGCCGAGTACTACTCGACGGTCTACGGCTTCGCGACCGAGGCAGACGTCTCCGACTATGACTTGCCGGACGACTTCTACCAGCTGCACGCGATCGCCCTGAACGACACGGCGCCGACGGTGGTGACGGTGGACTCTCGCGCCGTCACCACCTACCCCACGTCCGGCTGGCGTGAGCCCCCGCGGTTCCGCCCCTCGGACCTGTGGACCAAGCTGAACAGCCGCGGCGACGCCGTCGCCCACCTGGCCTACTCGACGACGGGGCAGCAGGCCGACTACGCCGCCACGGTCCCCCAGGCGCGGATTCGGTTCTACCCCACGCCCACCAAGGTTTTTAGCTGCAAGATCATCTACCTGCCGGTCTGCATGCACGTCGTGCAGGTCAGCCCCACCGACGTCTACTACGACGGGATCAACGGCTGGGAGGTCTTCGTGGTGGCCCACTGCGTCGCCGAACTGGCCGCGATGCAGGAGCGCGACCCCTCGTTCTACCTGAGCAAGAAAGCCGAGCAGGCGGCGAGGATCGCCAAGCTCGCGGGCGACCGCGACGAGGCCCAGCCGGCCCACATCGCCAACCGCCGCCGCGACGCCACCGACCTGCTCAGCCGCCAGCGCCGCCAGGGCACCTTCGACGGCGACGGCGCCGAGGAGTGGTGGCCGTGGCCGGTCTGACGCTGCCGCAAGCCGAGCCCGACGCGAACGGGTGGCAGAAGCTGTTGCGCCTCTGGCGCGACAAGCTGAACGCCATCCTGGCGCTCCCTCACCTGCCGGTGCCTGGCTCGTTCCAGGTGCTGCGGGGGCTCGCCATCGCGACCTCCCTCACCAAAGTCCGCCACGGCCTGGCCGGCGCCCCCACCGGGTGGCTCGTGCTCCGCACCTACGGCACGACCGCCGCGGCGGTGACCGAAAACCCGGGGTTCACCACCGCCACCGAGATGCAGTTCATCGCCTCGGCGGCCTGCACCATTGACCTGCTGGTGTGGCGATGAGGCCCCTCACCCAGCTGCCCCCCATCGCCATCCCGCCGAGCGGTGGCCTCACCGAAGAGCAGGGGAAATACTTGCCCTCCGGATTCCACCAGATCGACAACTGCGTCTTCTCGAAATTCGGGCAGGTCGAGAAGCGCCACGGGTACGGGGCGCTGGGCGGCGATGAGACCTTCTCGGACGGGGTCAAGCACGTCGACAGCCGCGGCAACGAGCTGGTCATGGTCTTCCCGGCGGGGGGCACCTCGAGCGTCGCCGACCCGGGGCACTACCTCTACTCCTGGGCTTCGGGCCCTGGCGCCTGGATCGCCCGATGCCCGGTGCCGCGCCTGGCCGTGCGCCGCTACCCCGCCGTCCGCTCCGGCGCCGACCTGTCGGTGACGCTGCCCCAGGTGGCCCGCATCGGGACCATCGAGGCCTACCTCTACAACGCCGGCGGCGACCAATACCTGCGGGTGGTCGACACCGACAGCGGGACCGTAATCCTGGCCGACAGCAAGCTGCTCTCGGGCGTCGCGAGGGCCCGGCTCTTCGTCGAGTCGGGGCTCTTCGTCTTCGTCTGGATCACCGGCGCCGGCTCGCTCCGGTTCGGCACCTACGACCCCAACAACTTCACCGTCGGCTCGACCCACACCGTAGTCGCCCTGGGGGGCGCCGCCATCCACTGGGACGCGGTGCCGACGGCCGCCGGATTCTTCGCCGTCGCGGCCGTCGTGGGTGCTGACATCCAGGTCAAGCGGGTCACGACCGCGACCGGCGCCACCAGCGCGTTTACCAGCGAGTTCGGGCGCGGGGGGCTGCTGGTGGGGCTCGGCTACCTGCCCGGCTACGCCTTCCTGTCGCTGGTCTTCCACGACAACGCGGGCGACCTGCGCTGCAAGAAATACACGGAGACCACCCTCGTCACCGCCGTCGCCGACTGGCAGGTCGAGGCCGCGGCGACGCTCGGCGCGCAGCCCCGCAGCTGCACCGTCGTCGTCGAGCCCGCGACCTTCCGCACCTTCGTGGCCTGGACGCGCGAGGATGTCGCGATCACCGGCGACGCCGAAGGCCTGACGCGGCTGCGGGGCTTCACCGCCGCGGGCGCCAGCCTCGGGCCGGCCGTGTCGATGTACTACACGGCGCTCCAGTGCGCGGGCTTCGTGCTCGACGGGGCCTGCTACGTCGCCGTCGCCGACTACTACGCCTCGGTCAGCCCGAACGTTCAGCGACTGTTCGGCATCGCCCTGGTCTGCCTCTCGAGGCACCCCGACCAGTGGGACGGCAGCCGCCCGCCGGCGATGGAGGGGCTCCTGGCCCCCCTCGACGGCCGGGGCCTCGACGCGGGCGGGGCCGGTGGGATGCTGCCCCTGGTGCCCCTGGCCGACAGCGACGCCAAGGCGCTGCTGCCGATCATGGTGCTGAAAGACCGGGCTGCGAGCGACGGGGCGGGCTCCTGGGGCGACGTCGTCGAGCTCGACTCGACCATCCCCGGCGCCGGCCTCTGGCGATCGACGGAGGCGACGGGGCTGCTGCACCAGACCTCGGCGATCTCGACGCAGTACGACGGCCAGTGCACGAGCGAGATCGGGTTCGTCCAGCCGCCCCAGATCATCAACGAATCGCTGCTCTTCGGCCCCTCGGGCGTGGAGGGCGCCGCGGTCGGGACGGTCGACTACGTCTACTACGCGATCTGGGAGTGGCGCGACGCTGCGGGCAACCTGCACCGCTCGCGCCGCTCGGCCCCCTACACCGTCTCGATCGGCACCTCCGGAGGCTTCACCCACGCCGCGGTGACCCTCACGATCACGACGACGGGGCTCACCCGGCGCACCGACCTGTGGACCGGCGACCTGCGCTCGATCCGCCTCAAGGTCTACCGCACGACCCCGACCGACGCCTCGGACGACAACCACTACCAGGTCGCCTACAACGGCGACGTCAACGTCTCCTCGTTGCCGTGGGTGCAGATCACCGACAGCGAGCCCGACCTCACCCTGATCGCCGCCGCACGCGGGCAGCTTTACACCGACGGCGGCGCGGTCGACAACGACACGCCCCCGCCCTCGCGCCACCTCTGTGTGCACGGCGGACGGGTGTGGCTGGTCTCGGCCGAGAAGCGCGAGATCTGGTTCTCGAAATACATCGTACAGGGCGAGGCCCCGGCCTTCTCGGCGCTGCTGCGCATCACCCTCGACGACTCGCCCGACGACCCGGTCGCCTGCGAAGCCCTCGGGCCCTCGCTCGCGATCTTCACGGGCAGCCGGATTTACCTGCTCCCGGTCAACCCCGGCCCGGGCGACACCGGCGCCCCGGCCTACCCCGCGCCCGACGCGGTGCAGACGTCGTGGGGCTGCGTCGACGCTCGCTCGGTCATCTACTACCGCGACGGCGTCGCCTTCCAGAGCAAGGATGGCCTGCGCCTCCTGACGCTTGGCGGCGACGTGTTGCCGCTGGGGGACTCGGCCCAGGACCACCTGGCCGACTACCCGACGATTCTCGGCTCCGTCCTCGACGAGGAAAGGATGAGGGTGCTGTGGCTCTGTGCGAACGGGGCCGGACGGACCATCGTGCTCTGCTGGGATTATCGCCACCAGGCATGGACCTCCTGGAGCTGGTCGGATGACCTCGCCCTCACCGCTCGGGCTCACTGCCTGTGGCAGGGGCGCCACGTGCTGGCCGCCGAGGCCACGAACGTGCGGGGCGTCTGGTGCGAGAGCTACGGCAGCTACCCGGGCTTCGACCCGGGGCCGACGCTGCCGACCTGGGTGACCGCCACGATCGAGACGCCCTGGATCCACCTCGGCGCCGTCGGCGGCTACCAGCGCCTCTGGTGGGTGCACCTGCAGCTCGAGAAGAACAGCGCCTATGGGCTCGAGCTGCGCTTCTTCGTCGACGGCGACGACTCGCTGGCGGTGCAGACGGAGACCTGGACGGTGAGCCAGATGAATTCGCTCATCACCGCCCCCAGGCAGCCGCTGCTCGTGGGTGTGAAAGAACAGGTCTGCTCGACCGTGAAGCTCCAGCTCCGCGACACCGAGCCCGCCGTCGCCGTCGCTGAGAACCCCACCGGTTTCTCCTACCACGAGCTCGCGCTGCTCGCGGGCGGCAAGCCCGGTCTCAACAAGCTCCCGAAGGGAAACACGAGGTTACCCATGGCCATGCTCGCCATCCCCGCCGCCATCGCACTCGCTGGCGCCGCAGCGTCCTACTACGGGTCCAAGAAGAAGGTCGACAAGCCCTACCAGGCCCAGGCGCTGCACCAGAACGCCGGGGCCTACGAGTACGGGGGCAGCCCCGACGCGCTCCGGGACTGGCGCAACAGCCTCGCCAACCGCGACGCGGGGGCGCTGGGCGCGGCCGACCGGCAGATGGGCCAGGCCGACGCGGCTCGCGCCCAGCAGCTCGACCTGCTCGGCGGCTACCAGGAGATGGCCGCCGGCCGGGGGCCGAACCTCGCCGCCCAGCAGGCCCGCGGGATGCTCGGCGCCGCCCAGGCCCAGCAGGCCGCCGCCGCCGCCAACGTCCGGGGCGGCGCGGCGAACCAGTTGGTGGCCCAGCGGGGCACGGCGGCGCTCGGGGCAACCATGCAGGGGCAGGTCAACCAGCAGATCAGCGAGCAGACGGCGCGCCAGCAGCTGGCCGCCATGGACGCGCAGCGCGGCGTGCTGGGCGACATCCGGGGCGGCGACTTCACCGCCCGCGGCATGAGCGAGCAGAGGGCGGCCGGCGCCCTCGGGGCCCGGATGGCGGTCGACCAGACGCAGCTCGGGGCGTCGATCCAGCGCGACCAGGACAGCCGCGCCGCCGAGCAGTGGCTCGAGGAGGCCCGGATGGGGGCCCGCGACCGCCTTACCGCCCAACAGCAGGCCGACAAGGATCGGTGGATGAAGCTCGGCGGCAACCTCATGAACGCCGGGGGCCAGGTCTACGGGGCCACGGCCGGCGCGGGGGGTGGGAAGTTATGCCCCCCCGGAGCTTCCTCGGCTGGGACGGCGACAGCCTGGCCTTCGACGACGGCCAGGGCGGCCGCTTCAACCTGCCCCCGCTGGAGTCGGCCCTCGGCGCCGCCGCGCAGAGCGAGCGGGCTGCGGGGCGCGACCCGGCGGCCGTCTACCTGCGCCAGGGTGGCGCCGGCCTCGACATCCCGCCCGCCCTCGACCCGGGGCTGGCGGCCGCCATCCCGGCCCGCCGCGGGGCCATGTCCCCCGATGCCCTGGCCGACAACGGCGCGGGCGGTGGCCCCGGCGACGGGCGCAAGCCGTCGATGATGTGGAGCGACGCCCCCGCGGCCGCGCCGCCCGCGGTCTCCGATGTCCCTGCTGGTGGCATGTCCCGGGCCCCGCCGCGGGAAGCGCTGGTCTCACAGGCGCCCCCGCCCTCGCCCGCCGCGGCCCCCGCC